ATTGGCTTTAAGACTCGTTACGGAATGGTTGCAAACCCATTTGCTGAAGGTCTTACTCAAGGTGTTGGCGCATTGACCGCTAATGCTAACCGTTATTACAGACGTGTTAAGGTTACTAACCTGATGTAAATCAAGGTTATCATACCAACATCAAAGGCACCTTCGGGTGCCTTTTTTATTACCTGGTGGTATAATTAGTATACTGTGGTATAATAACCAATGAACGGTCGGGTAAACAAGGTTGCTATGACAGCCAGCGTCAATAGGATTATCACTGGGATACATAATAAGCAATGGTATCCTGAATGGAACTGGGAGCAACGTAATGCTGCCAAGAGAGCCCTAATCAATGTATTGGAGGTTCTAGACGAGTATCACACATAACAAATGACTGAAGAACAAATCAAAAGATATACCTATACCAAGAGCGAAGTTGATGATTTAATAGCAGCTGCTGTTGCAGAGGCACGTGCAATAGATGAAGCATCTATGAGAAAGCATAACAGAGATGCTACCATCATCAGTATGATACTAGGGTTTATATGTTTAGCACTGTTTGTAGATGGATTACTAAGAATCTTGGGTATTATCCCACCATTTATGGACTTGGATGTGAATGTAATAGATGATATAATAGAGAAAGTAGAGAGCGATGTAATGCCTCTTATAGATAAAGCCCAACGATACATACCACGACGATGATTTTTCTAATTTCTATAATGTCCTTCGCCAACTTTGTATTCTATCCTCTAGTGATAGGTACAATCGTTGCTGTGATCATTGAGCAGATATTTAGAGCAAGAGGAGATGCAGAGAACCCACAAGATATTAAGAGGGTTGCAATCTCCATGGGTGTCCGTAAATATCTCTATAGACAAGCGTGGATTTTTAATGTAATATGGTTTGTAGGATATTTTATATTGATGTTAACTATAGGTAGACAACAACCAGCGCAAATGCCAGACATGCTCTGGCAAGGATAATGGTTGAGGAAATTGCTAGGTTAATACGACAGTGCTATATGTCACTGGACGGTATTAAACCAATGGAGTGTTCATGTCCTTGGATAGAAAGGGAAGGACTATGGATTAAGAATGAAATGTTCACTGCTGATGGTCTCCGTAAGATACACCTGGAGACATCAGAGGTGAGAGGATTAGATGTCCTGCATTGTGTATTCTTTCCAGACCCAACATATAATATACCTGTCTTTGGTGCTGATATAGTTGCTACCAAGACAGTTATTACTGCTGCTATTGTGGATATATCACCTATCTTTGGGTCAGACCATGTACATAAGGAGACTCAGAAGGTAGCAGATAAGTTTATCTTTGATGAACCACGTAAAGTACCTGAGTGGGGTGACATATTCTCACCACAGATAAAGTTTCAACGTATTAGGACAGCAGAGGAGACAGTTAAGTTTGCTGAAGTTGTGCTACAATACCTTATAATCTATAAGAGAGCAGTGGGACAGGCACGTTTCCCTTCACCACTACTAGCAGCACAGAGACGTGCTGATCAAATACATTACTCTACACAACAGAGGAAGAATAAGAAGACTATTGCTGCATTATCTTCATGGTTTGATAGAGATTGGGCGATGGATTATATAGATAATATACTATTCGACTTACCTAAATAAGACATGGAGAACATCGAAGAACTGTGGGAGACTGACGAGAAGGAACTTGCCAAAGTCCAAGAGGAAGGTGGTGATATTCTTTTTGAAGAGGATCCTGTGATGAAATTGGAGTTTAAGGACTATAAAGGATGAATATGACTCAGAGATTTATTGTGCAACCATGGGGTGCTGTAGAAGATGAGGATGGTAAAACAATTTACCAGTCTAGTATTGATCAACAAGATGCGAGAGAAGTCCTACATCAAACAGTTAAAGAGAATGGATGGAGTATGGTAGAAGAATGGGAAATGGATGATGATAGTATTGAATTAACGGTAACCAAATGTCAATCTTAACAGTAATATTGTTTGCGAGTTGTAGTCTCTATCTTTTAGCGAACGCAATTCAATTGTTAATCAAGGCAGCAAACTTTACTGGTCAGAAATATGTTGAGAATGATCCAATACATCCTACACCACCAGAGGTAATAAGAAGACAAGTTACTAAACCAGTGCATCCAGAGATGGCGGATGTTAGACCAGGAGATGAGTTACTGGTAGTTAACTTTAAAAAGAATCAAGTGCGAGACCCATGGTTGGATTCTCTTCAAAATCGTGTAGATGAAATAAATGATGATGATGGTGACGGTGATGTTCCTGTCTTGCGCTAAATAGATAAGTGGAGACCTGCGTAACTAATGGCAACATTCAACAGTCAAATTGAAAATAGGAATTTCCTATCACCCATAGGATATAAACTTCTGTTGGCAAAATTTCCTAAGGTATCCTACTTCTGTCAGTCTGCTAGCATACCTTCTATGACATTAGGTGAGCAGAGACAATCAACACCATTACGTTCCTTACCTTTAGAAGGTTTCATAGAGTATGATCCTTTCAATATATCATTTATTATTGATGAGAACTTAGAAAATTATATGATTCTCCATAACTGGATGAGGGGTTTAGGTACTCCTGACACTACCATGGAGAGATATAGGTTTAAGAAGAAGATGGCAGCAGATGTCATCACTCAGAAAGCAGATACGAAACCTATTTACGGTGATGCTACTCTGGTAGTTATGAATAGTAACTTCCAAGCAAATTTTAACGTTGTATTTACAGATATATTCCCCACATCCTTGTCAGCATTAGAGTTTAATGCTACAGTAGATGGCACAGAGTACGCTATGGCGACTGTAGCCTTTAGGTATACATCATATGAAGTCAGAAGTGCAGATGTAGGTACGAGAATTGATCAACTAACATAATGAATCTTGAGAAAATTGAAGAGTTGTGGGCAAAGGACGCTGAAGCATTCTTTGATCACAGGGAGTTACCTGAGCTACTAGCAAACGATAGTCTTGAGACTCCTAGACTCCATGCAAAGTATTTGCAATTGCATAATGAATTCAAATTGATGTTGTCTGATGCACAGACAAGGTATAACAAATTATATAAAGAGAAGTGGTTATATTACAATGGAAAAGCACCTGCCTCAGTGTATGCTGAGAAACCATTTGACCTTAAGGTATTAAAAGGTGACCTTGACATGTTCATTGATAGTGATGATGACGTGTGCAGAGCCAAACAAAAAATAGATTACCTTGGAACTTGTATAAATTCTATTGATAGGATACTTAAGCAGATCGACACTCGTGGGTTTGCCATTAAGAATACTATTGAAATTGTCAAGTATTATGGAATCAGGTGACTACTATAGTAAAAAAGAATGAAGTCTTTTTGAAGGTAGAGGCAGAGCCTCATCTCCATAAAGAGTTGAGTGAGCACTTCTGCTTTGAAGTACCTGGCGCAAAGTATATGCCAGCAGTAAAGAAGAGGTACTGGGACGGTAAGATACGTCTCTATTCCCCTGGCACTGGTGAGATATACGTTGGTCTATTCACTTACCTGACACAATTCCTTGAGGAGCATGGATATGATTACTCCATCGGGAATAGCGAATACTATGGTTACCCAAATGAGGAGGAAGAGTATGTTACACCTGAAAGCATTGCGTCTTTTGTACGTGCTCTTCGGTTACCATACCGAATACGTGATTACCAGCTCCGAGGACTTTACCAAGCAATTAAATACAATCGCAAACTTCTACTATCCCCCACGGGGAGTGGAAAATCGCTGATTATATATGCTCTAGTCCGTTGGCACAGACTTAAGGGTAGAGAGATTCTTATTATAGTTCCTACGATCTCTCTCGTAAGCCAGTTGGAAAATGATTTTAAAGAGTATGGTTGGAATGTCAGGGATGTTCATAAGATTATGGGTGGTGAAGAGAAATATGTAGAGAGTCCCGTAGTTATAAGCACTTGGCAGTCTATCTATAAGGAACCAAAGAGATTCTTTGAAAGATTTGATACTATTATAGGGGATGAAGCACACCAATACAAGGCTAAGAGTCTTACTGGTATCCTAACCAAGTGTCATGATGCAAAATATCGTGTTGGACTTACTGGTACCCTTGACGGATTAGAAGCACATCAACTGGTACTTGAGGGTTTATTTGGTACAGTTGATAGAGTAACCAAGACAAAAGATTTAATGGACAAGGGTCAATTGTCCAAACTTAAGGTACGGATATTACTACTGAAGCATGGGTGGGTACCCTTTGATTCTTATCCACAGGAGATGGATTACATCTGTATGCACTCCAGACGTAGCAGGTTTATTCGTAACCTAGCACTAGACCTAGAGGGCAACACTCTTATTCTATTCAACTTCATCGAAAAGCATGGTGAACCGCTGTGGGAAATGATAAATAATAAGGTAGAGAATGACCGTAAGGTCTTCTTTATACACGGTGGAGTTGATGCTGTAGAGAGAGAAGAAGCAAGAAAGATTTGCGAAACCCAAAAAGATGCTATAATATTAGCATCATATGGAACCTTCTCAACTGGTATTAACATCCGTAATCTACACAATGTTATCTTCGCATCACCTAGTAAGTCTAGGGTGAGAAATCTACAGTCCATTGGACGTGTATTAAGGACAGGTGATAATAAAGCACAGGCAGTACTATATGATATAGCAGATGACTGCTCACGAGGTTCAACATATAATTATACTTTCCGTCACCTAGTGGAGAGGATGAAGATATATGATTCAGAATCATTTGACTATGAGATTATAAAGGTAAATCTAAAGAAATGAGTATCAATTACATTAAACACGATCAAGAATTCTTTGGTGTCTTAAAGATGACCAATGGGGATACTATCATCGGTTCAATGATTGCGACAGAAGAAGATACAAACCCAGGGTATACGACGATATATGTGTCGGAACCTGCTTCACCTAACACTCATACCATTGAGAAGGATGGTCAGTTAGGGATGGCAGTAGGGCTTGTTAAGTGGATGATGTGGTCTGATGAAGACTTCTATCTCATCCAAGAAGAAAATATTTTAACTGTAGCACCCATGTCGATGGAGTCAATCCTGATGTATAAGATGTGGTTGCGGAAAGAATGTGGTCACAAAGGAAATTCAGATAATGCTGTCCCTGTAAATGAGAACATGGGTCTAGTTGGTAAGGTTTCAGAGGCACGTTCTAAGTTAGAAGATCTCTGGAAGAAGTCTGCTGGTTGACATAGGTATAACTATCACGTATAATTATACTATGACAAGGCAGATATAATATGCGGTCTACCAACATGACAAAACGAAAACAACATTACGTTGATAACAAAAAGTTTCTGGAGGAGATAACAATTTATCGCCAGTCAGTTACTGAAGCAAAGATATTAGATAAAGAGAAGCCTAGGATAACCCATTACCTTGCCGAGTGTTTCCTAAAGATTGCTACTCATCTATCATACAGACCAAACTTCATCAATTATATGTTCAAAGAGGACATGATATCAGATGGAGTGGAGAATTGTGTACAATACATTGATAACTTTGACCCAGAGAAATCACGTAACCCCTTTGCTTACTTCACTCAAATCATATATTACGCTTTCTTACGAAGGATAGCGAAAGAGAAGAGACAGATGGACATACGTGATAAGCTTATCGAGAAGAGTGGCTATGAGGCAGTCTTCCATTCTGATAGTAAGGATGACCATTCTGAAATGAATAGCATTAAAGGAAGAATAGAGACTAATATGCGTTACTAAATTATGAAAGTGTTATTGATTACTGACCAGCACTTTGGGGTACGCAATGATAATCAGCATTATGTAGAGAGATACAGACGATTTTATACTGATATCGTCCTTCCTAAGATAGATAAGGAAGGAATTACTGAGGTGTTATGCCTTGGTGATACCTTTGATAGAAGGAAGGGTATCAATTTCTCCTCCTTAGAAGCTGCCAAGGACATGTGGTTTAGACCACTAGCTGAGCGTGGTGTGAAGTTAACCATGCTAATAGGCAACCATGACATCTACTACAAAAATACTCTCACGGTTAATTC